CACCGTCCCGTGGTCGTGCGCGAACGAGCGCGAATTTGCAAGTTTCGAGGGGAGTCGGCGCCGGATCGGCCGCACTTCCACCTGGGTTCGCCGGAGTCTGGGGCGGTTGCGACGGTATTCCGGACGAATCGTCGGGGAGCACCGAGATGCCGGACACCCGCGAAATGACGGAATCGGCATCGTGACGCGGGGCAGGAAGCCGGTCCCGACCGAGCTCAAGCTGCTGCGCGGCAATCCCGGCAAGCGCGCTGTCAACCGCGACGAGCCCAAGCCGGACCCGAAGGCCCCGGGCATGCCGGTCTGGCTGTCGAACGAGGCTCGGGCCGAGTGGCGCCGCGTCGTGCCCGAGCTCGAGCGTTTGGGGCTCTCGGCGAAGGTCGACCGGGCCGCGTTGGCCGCGTACTGCGAGACGTGGGCCACGTTCGTGGCGGCCGAGCGTCTGATCCACGAGAAGGGCCTGCTGATCATGCGGGTCATCGAGGAAGTCACCGGCTCCGACGGCAACGTGCTCGAGCTCCACGTGTCGCCGACGAAGAACCCCGCCGTCATCATCGCCCGGGACGCGGCCGCTCAGGTGCGTGCCTTCTGCTCGGAGTTCGGGCTCACGCCGTCGGCGCGCACGCGTCTCCAGATGCCCGAAGCCGAGGACGGCGACGATGGGTTCGGCGCCCTCCTCTCGTGACCAGCGCTTCGACGAGGACCGGGCGGACCGCGCCGTCACGTTCTTCGAGGGCGGCCTGGTCCACACCAAGGGTCGATGGGCAAGGCGGCCGTTCATCCTCACCGACTGGCAGCGCGACGACATCATTCGCCCGATCTTCGGCACGCTCCGTTACGACGAGCAGCTCGAGACCTGGGTCCGCGCCTACACGCTGGCCTGGATCGAGCTCGCTCGGAAGAACGGAAAGTCCGAGCTCGCCGCGGGCCTGGCGCTGCTCCTGCTCATGGCCGACGGGGAGGAAGAGGCCGAGATCTACGGCTGCGCCGAGGACAAGGATCAGGCCCGGGTCGTCTACCAGGTGGCCAAGCGGATGGTCGAGCTCTCTCCGCAGCTCCAGAAGCTCGTCAAGCGAAAGCGGCTGGAGGTCATCGATTCGCAGAAGCGGATCATCTACAAGCCTACCGGGAGCTTCTATCAAGTGGTGGCGGCCGACGGCTCGGGGAACCTGGGCACGAACCCGCACGGCATCGTCTTCGACGAGGTCATCACCCAGCCCAACCGCGAACTGTGGGACGCCCTCAAGACGGGCATGGGCACCCGCGACCAACCGCTCATGGTCGCTCTCACCACGGCCGGCAACGACCCGAACGCCATGGCGGCCGAGGAGCACCTGCACTCCGAGGCCGTGCTCAAGGACCCATCTGTCGACCCCGCCCGGTTCGTGTTCATGCGCAACACCCCCACCGATGCCGACTGGCGCGACGAGGCCAACTGGGGAACCGCCAACCCGGGTCTCGGCGACTTCCTCCGGCTTCAGATCCTCCGGGACGAGGCCAAGGAGGCCGAGCGCAACCCCCGCAAGCAGAACGCCTTCCGCCAGTACCGGCTCAACCAGTGGGTCCGTCAGGTCACGCGCTGGATCGACATGTCGGTATGGGACGCCTCCGCTGGCCTCGTTCGACGCGACGACCTCCGCGGCAAGCCGGCCTTTGGCGGGATCGACATGGCGTCGAGCACCGACTTCGCCGCGTGGGTGCTCTACTTCCCCGGCGCCATCGACGAAGAGGACGAAGAAGGTGAGCCGGTCAAGGCCAACGCCGTGCTGGCCCGCTTCTGGCTCCCCGAGAAGGCCGTGCGCGAGCACAAGGGCATGCGGGAGACCTTCGAGCTCTGGGCCCAGCGGAAGTGGCTCACCGTCACCCCGGGCGACGTCATCGACCACGACGCGATCCGCAAGCAGATCGACTCGGATCTCAGCTTCTGTCGGATCCAGAAGATCGGTTACGACCGATGGGGCACCAACGAGATCGTGCAATGGCTCAAGAAGAGGTTGCCCGAGGACAAGGTCGTCGACGTCGCTCAGACCACGACGGCGCTCAACGCCCCGTCGAAGGAGCTCGAGCGCCAGCTCGGCCTCGGCATCCTCCGCCACGGTGGCCATCCGGTGCTGCGATGGATGGCCGACAACGTGGAGGCGCGAACCGACTCGAACGGCAACATCAAGCCGGACCGCCAACGCTCGACCGAGAAGGTCGACGGAATCCTCGCACTGGTCGACGCGCTCTACGCCTCGATGCAGGGCCAGCCGAAGTCGTCCTTCGCCTTCGTGCTGTAGGCCATGAGAACCAACCACCCCTTCGCTGTGTGGAAGAGCGCCGAAAACGACGAAGGTGAGTCGATCGACCTCGAGAACCTGAATGTCGTCGACGAGCTCAATCGGCCGCTGTGCGCTGACTGCAGGATGCCGAGATCGCTGCATCCGTCTGACGAGCCTGATCGAGTCCTCGGCATCGAGGATCTACGGAGGCCGATCTGATGCCCCTGCGCGTGACCGGACCTGGAGGCGACGCCATTGTCGACGTGTCCGGCAACCAGGGACTTCCGACGCCGGCCGGCTATCTCGACGCCGCCGGCGCGTTCCATCGACGATGCGACCACGAAGAAGGCGCGTGCACTGAGCTCTACGCCTTGGAGACCGTCGAGCGGATGATCGCGGCGGGGCGCTCCATCGCTGAGGCTCGCGCCGCCTACCCCGGAGCTCTCGAAGGCGACCCGTACCTGAACCCCGACAACAACTGGAGGTAGCACCCCATGCCCCGTACCGACCGACAACTCGACACCGACCCGCCGGACCGCTCTGACGAGCGAAACCGCGCCCGCGAGCGCGGCCAACGCTCCAAGGCCGAAGAGAAGCCCGAGCGCACCGACGAGAAAAAGGATGGCGAGCAGTGACGGTGCTGCTGGCGGTCCTCGTCGGCCTCGTTGCGGCGCAGCTGCTCGCGGTCGGAGGCTATGGGATGTACCGGCTCGGTCGACGCTCCCAGCCCGCGGCCGAAACGCTGATTGTTGAGGAACCGCCGATCGTCGTCGACGAGCCCTCGCTGACCCCGGATCCGGATCCGGACTTCGTCCCGGAGGCCTCCTGGATGCGCGGGCTGGTGATGGAGACCGTCATCGTGCACACCGACGCGGGTCTCTCCTACGAGGGGCTGCTCGTCCTCGAGCACGAGAAGGGCCTCATCCTTCGGAACCCGAAGCTGCTCGACGAGCAACGCTCGCCGACGCCCATGGCCGGCGAGCTTTGGCTGTCCAAGGAGAAGGTGCACGGCGTACAGACCAAGCCCGTCGAGCTCGTTCAGCTGCCTGCGGCGTCCTGACGCGCCCTAGCTGAACACCACCCTGTACGCATGAAGGTCCTGCGCGCCGACGGCGGCTACCAGGCGGTGCGTCACCGCTCATGGCCGTTGGCCGGCACGTCGTACCAGCAGGAGTACACGCAGAGCTGGGCCGGGCTCCGGCTCTCCGCGCTGCCCACCGGCGAGTCGCGCATCCTGGCCTATCGCCGCATCTACCGCTCGAACCCGTGGGTCTGGGCCTCGGTGAACGCAATCGCTCAGGGGCTCTCGGGCTTCCCACTCCGCGTGTACGGGTGGGGCAAGGACGGCGAGCGGATCCCGTACCGCGACGAGCTCCCGCAGGGCCGGCCCGGGCCGATGGGCGCTGCGCTCGGCCTGGCACACCTCCTGGCCCATCCGGCGCCGTTCATCTCTCGCCGGCGCACCGTGCGGCGCGCTGCGGTCGACAAGCTGGTCTACGGCAGCGGGATCTGGGCCAAGGAGCCCGACGGCTACGGCGGCATCCTGTCGATCTACAACGTCCCGTGGCGTGAGATCTCGGTCATCCAGGGCCGCGACACGCCGATCGTCGGCTACCGGGTGATGGGGACAGCTGGGACGCTGGTCTGGCCGCAAGAGGACGTCGTGCAGTTCGGTGAGGGCGACCCGGATTCGCCGATCGCTCCATCACCCCTCGAATCGTTGCAGTGGACCATCGCCCTCATGGACGCCATGGCGCGCAACCTCGTGGCGTTCTTCCAGAACGGCGTGCGCACGTCGGGGGTCCTCAAGCTCGAGCAGATGCCCGACGACCGGGAGCTCGCCGTCCTGCGCGAGCAGATCCAGCAGCTCTACTCGGGCAACGAGAACGCCGGCCGACCGCTGATCACCTCCGGCGAGTGGTCGCCGATGTCGACCGGTTTCAACTACGCCGACGTCGTCGAGCTGTCGCGTCTGTCGCGCGAGGAAGTCGCGGCGGCCTATCACGTGCCGCCGCCGGTGATGGGCATCCTCGACAAGACGATCAAGTCGACCTTGGCCGAGCTCCGCGAGCAGTTCACCCGCGAGACGTTGAACGAGTACGCCTCAGAGATGAGCGACGAGATCGACGCACAGCTGATCGACCCGGCGCCGCAGTGGTCGGGTCTCAACTCTGGCTTCGACATGAGCGGAAACCTGCTCCCGGACCTCGAGGCACTGTCCACCGCCTACAAGGAGCTCAAGCGGGTTTTCACCCTCAACGAGCTCCGACGGATGGCCGGACTACCTGACCTGCCGTACGAGTGGGCCAATCAGCCATGGATGGAGCCAGGCTCTTTGCCGGCAAACCTGGCGCCGCAGGGGGCGACGCTCAACCCCGACGAGGTCACCGACCCCGAGGACGACCAGCCGCTGGCTGGCGACGACGAGGTCGATGACGATGAAGGCGTCGAAGAGAACGTCGACGTGAGCTCGAGTCGACGTCGTCACGTCGTGTCGTCGCACCCGCTTCTGCAGCGCGCCGTCCTCACCGGCTGATATTCGCCACGAATAGCCAGCGGGCCGTGTTGGTCTCGCTGCTCTAGGCGGCATGGACCATGGCGGCCATGCCAGAGGCCGTCAAGCGCCGACTCCGGATGCAGGTGCGCGCCACGCCGGAGAAGGGGCCCGGCACCGGGCAGGCGGTCGTGTCCACCTACGACCTGGAGTACGACATCGGGTGGGGCTGGACCGAGAAGATCTTGCCGGGTTGCTTCGCCGATTCGATCGCCGCGCACCCCACGATTCCGATCTTCTATAACCACGACTGGTACGGCGCTCCGATCGGCACCGGCCAGCCGACCGAGACCGACGACAACCAGCTGCTCGTCGACTTCCGCCTGTACCTCAACATGGGCGACCTGGTCGACCGGGTGTACCAGGCGATGGTGGACAAGGCGCTCGAGGAGTGGTCGATCGGCTTCTGGGCCGAGGAGATCACCTGGGAGAAGGACAACGAGCGCTGCGACCAGATCGCCGAAGGCGACCTCGCCGAGGCCTCGGTGTGCGTGCGCGGCGCCAACCCGGAGACCGGCACGCTCGAGCTCGCCGCCCGAGCCGGGTGGCTAATGGGTGACGAGAAGGAGCGCGAGGCCGAGGTGTCGCGGCTTCGCAGCCGTTTCAACGTGCGCGACCTCAGCCGAACGCGAGGCGCCATCCCGGTGCACCACACGGGAACGTCGACGAGCACCTGGGACGGCCCCGCCCAGGAGACGAAGCTCGACAACGAAGACGGTGCTGCGGTCTACAAGAAGGCCTTCGCGTGGGTCGACCCGGAGAAGGACGCTGACACCAAGGCCGCGTACAAGTTCATCCACCACTTCGTGGCCGAGGACGGCACGGTGGGCGATGCCTCCACGGTGGCCTGCTCATCGGGCATCGCAGTGCTCAACGGTGGCCGCGGCGGAACGACGATCCCCGAGGGCGACATCCAGGGCGTCTATGACCACCTCGCCGCACACATGAAGGACGCCGATCTCGAGCCACCCGCGCTCAAGTCCGACTCCCGCCCCCGTTCCGCGGGCGATGATGACGAACCCGACGCGGGAGAACTCGCTCAGGCGGTCGACGCGCTAATCGATCAGGTGGTGCTCCTGCTCGAGGCCGACCCGCCGGACACGAAGGGCGCCCTCGATCTGCTGGTAAGCGCGGACTCGACGGTCGACGATCTGCTCGAGGTGCTCGGCGTACCCGACGATGACGACATCGCCGAATCGGAGCGCATGAAGGCCGCGGCGGAGGCCCTCCAGGCCCTTGCTGGTTCGGGGATGACCGCTTCCGCCGCTCTGGCTCTCATTCGGTCGGCGCTCGAGCGGTCCACCGATGGCACCGTGGCGTGCGCCAACGACGGCTGCGGGCACATGGCGTCGGTGCACGAGGACACCGACGATGGCGACAACATGGGCGCCTGCTCGACGCCCGATTGCGATTGCCCGGGCTTCGAAGACCCTGACGGCACGCCGACCGGTGGAGGCGACCCGGCCGACGATGAGTCGTCGAAAGCGGCCGCAAAGCGAGCGACGGCCCCGTGGCTCCGCGACCTCCGCCGCAAGGAGCAGACGTGAGAGAGCTCGCCGGCCGCCGCTTCGTCGAATCCGAGCAATATCGGTCGGCGCGTGAGCGCGGCGCGTTCAAGGGCGGCAATCACCCGATGTCCGGCGATCTCGCCGGCGTCGAGGTGGCCGACACCCGAGAGATTGTCCGAGCGCTCAAGCTCCGCACCTACGCCGACTTGACCTCGTTCGACATCGAGGGCGTGCCGTACGTGGGGGAGTCGCCGAAGGCAGCACACGTACCCCAGGCGGTCGAGACGATCCCTACGGAGCACGTCCAGATCGAGGTCGGCACCGAGACTGTCGAGGGTCAGTACGCCGCCGGCGTCAACGACGGCCAGCCCTACGTCGAAGCCGCTATGGCGTTCGCCGGTACAGAGGGCGGCTCCGGCAGCTCACCGACGCTGCAGAAGCTCACCCGCTTCGGCATCTCGGTCCCGGTCACCCTCGGCGTGCTCGACGACCCGGGCAAGGTTGAGTCGCTCATCAACCGGCGCATGGGGTACTCGATCGGTCTCGGCCTCGAGAACGAGATGATTAACGGCGGGCAGCTGATGGGCACGGTTGGTACCTCGCTGATCGCGCAGGCCGCCGCGCCCGGTTCGCCCGTCGCGAAGGGCTCGAGCTACCGAGCCTTCGCCATTCGCAACGCCGTCGCCGACGTGCAAGAAGCCGGCTGGTACGAACGGCCGCTGCAAGTGGTCATAAACCCGATCACCGCAGCGTCGCTCTTCGAAGAGGAGGACAATTCGAACCGACCGCTGGCCATCCTCGAGATGTTCGACTCGATGGTGGATGCCTGGATCGTCTCAAAGGTCTTCCCGGCCGGGCAGGCGCTCGTGGGCGACTTCTTCAATGCGGTCGCCCTGCACGTCAAGGGCCCGCTCACCGTCGGGATCTCTCGAGACCACCAGGACTTCCGCACCCGCGACATGGTGATGATGACCCTCGGCTTCCGTGCCTTCGCCGACGTCCGCGAGGCCTCGGCGTTGTGCCAGGTGACCGGGATCACCTGATCGCTCTAGCCGGTGCGCATCCTCTCCACCATGAACGAGTCGGACCGATAAGGAGTTTCCGATGCCCACGCTGACGATGGACGAGCAGATCGCCGAGCTCCGCACGGAGATCTCCGCCGAGGAGGAGAAGGCACGGACGCTCAAGGAAGCGGTCGACGCCGATCGCGACGAGCGCGCGGCGGCCGGCGTCAACTTCCTGACCGACGACGAGGTCTTCGCCGACTTCGACCAGCGCTACGCCGAGGCCGATGAGCACTCCCAGCGGGCGATGGAGCTGCGCGATCGTCTCGCCGGCGTCCTCGAGCGAGAGGCCAGGCGTCAGAGTCGCGGGCGTCCCGCCGGCGACGGGGTGACCGCCGACGGGCGCCCGCTCAGCCGCAGCGAGCGCCACCGGTTCGCCGAGCTGGCACGCCGGTACGTGCAGTCGCCGGCCTACCGCCAGATGATCGAGGCCGGCACGCTCGACACCGGCGGCAAGATCTCGCACGAGCCGGTCACGGTGCTGGAGCGAGGCAACAAGTCCGAGGAGGACTTCGGCTTCTCCGAGCTCGAGGACGCGCTTCGCCAGCGCACCACGGTCAACGTCGGCGACGCCGGCGCCGTGGTCCCGATCGACCAGCAGGTGTGGCCTCCGGTCGTCATCCCGGTGCGCCAGGTCCGCCTTCTCGACCTGATCTCGATCGTGACGACCGACAGCGACATGGTCAACTTCGTGCAGCAGTCGGTCCGGTCCGACTTCGCGGCCGAGACGCCCTACGGCACGGTGGCTCCTGAGGCCGACTACGAGTTCGCCCTCAAGCAGGCCTCGGTCAAGCGGATCCCGCAGTTCATCCCGGCCACCAAGGACGTGCTGGCCGACCAAGGTCAGCTGCAGGGTCTGCTGCAGGACGAGCTCATGACAGGCGTCCGGCTGGCGCTCGAGTCGAAGTTCCTCTCGGGCGGTGGCTCGTCCTTCACGGACACGCAGTTCCAGGGGATCCTCAACGCCGCGGGCATCGGCTCGGTGACGTACCAGTCGGGCACCGGGCACACGGCCGAGTACCAGCTCGACGCCTACCACCGGGCCATCACGACGATCCGGCTGACCCTCTTCGCCGACCCCTCGGCCATCGTGCTCCACCCCACCGATTACGAGTGGGCACTGCTCAAGCGCGACAGCTACGGCCGCTACATCTTCGAGCCGAACACGGAGAACGGCGCGGCCGCCACGATCTGGGGCCTCAACACCGTCGTGTCGCCGGTGACCTCGCAAGGCACCGCTCTGGTGGGTGACTACAAGACGGGCGCCCGCATGTGGCTGCGCACCGGACTGACGGTCACAGCGTCCACCGAGCACCTCGATTTCTTCACTCGGGGCATGGTGGCCATCCTTGCTGAGATGAGGGCGGCCTTCGCGACGATCCAGCCGCGGGCCTTCTGCCAGGTTCTCTCCCTCACCGGGCCGTAAGCCGGGCGGTCCGTCGCTCGACGGACGCAGATATTCGTGGCGCATCGCGCGTGCCTGTTCGGCTCTAGGCGCTCGCCACGATGGGGATCACCACCCCAACCGAGGAGAGAGCCGCATGCCGTTGCTGACCAAGAAGTGGATCGACCGCCAGAAGGAGATCGCCGAGAACACCTGGGTCGCCGAGACGGCGTCCGGTGTGATTGTGATCTCACACCCGGGTCAGAAGCCGCCGGATCCCAAGGACCGCAAGTTCCTGCGCGAGAACTTCGGGCTTCTCCCCGACGTCGAGATCAAGAAGCTCATCGACACGGACCACGCGCCGCCGATCGAGCGCCTCGAGGCCGAGCTCGCTCTCCAGGACTCGACGATCGCCGAGCGCAAGGCGTACCACGCTCGTGAGTACGTGAAGCTGGCGCTCGAGGAGGCAGCGGCGATGGGCCTGCCGGTGACACCGGCCATCGCCCGGGAGGCCGAAGGCGAGCTCGCCGACGCACTCAACAGCGATGAGGACGAAGACGAGGACGGCGACAAGAGCGGCCGCACCGTGTCGACAGTCGGTCGGCGCCGGAGTCCCGCCGCCAAGGACTAGCCGATGCGGGTGGCGGCCGGCCGCCCGGCATCGCTCATGTGGGTCCTCGCCGATGACGGCGGGTCGGTTCTCACTCCTGACGGAGGCACTCACGTCACCGTCACCGTGCTCAGCGGGCTGACCCCTTGCGTCATCTCGGCCGTGGCGCTGGGCAACCCCGCTCTGCTGACCACAACGCGCGCTCACGGGCTGAGTGTCGGGATGCAGGTGCAGATCGCGGGCGTGCTCGGCACCACCGAGGTCAACGGGACCTGGACCGTCACGACGGTGCCGACGCCGACCACGTTCACCGTGGGCGTCACAGCAACAAACGCGTACGTGTCGGGCGGGACGGTGGTGCAGGCGCTCTACGTCAACCAGATCGCCAGCTTCGTCTCGGCCGACCAGGCGTGGGAGTGGACGCTCCCGGGGCAAGCGCAGCTGGACTCCCTCGTGGCTCAATGGTCCGCGACCGTCGGTGGCGTGACCTACAGCCATAACGCTGAGGTCGACGTCGTGGGCGGCCGGCTCGCCGACCCCTGGCTCATGCGCCAGACCGACCCCGACGTGGCTGCGGTGATGGCCTCGGCGCTCGGCAAGCAGGCGCTACTCATCCTCCTTGATCAGGTCGAGGAGGGCATCCGCGACATCATCGGCTACCCACCGGTGCTCGAGGGCTTCCGCGTCTCTTGGGACGAGCTCCGCGGCACGCTCAACGACGCGCTCTACGTATCGGGCACCGTCAACGGGTTGCCGTACGGCTGGGGCGCCGGTCGGATGATGATCCCGGGCATCAAGTTCCCCACTCCGGCGCCGGCCTCGACGGGGCCGATCTACGCCGGCTCGATCAACGGCGTGGCGATGGACCCCGTCAAGGACATTCCGAACCTGCTCATGCAGAAGGGCTGCCTCGTCTGGAGCGACTACCGGCCGTGGATCTCGGGCCGCTACTCGGTGTGGGGCACCCATGGCGGGGGTTCCAACCCGGGCGGAGCGACGGACGGCGACCTCCGGTGGGCGGCCCGCAAGCTCGTCCACCACTACGCGGTGACGAGCGACATCCCCGACCGCGCCTTCTCCATCGTGACCGAGGGGGCGCAGATCTTCATCTCCCAGCCCAACAGCGACAAGCCGACGGGCGTGCCCGAAGTCGACGCCATCTTGGTCCGGAAGCGGGCCGTCCGGGTCATCTGACGGACTGCTCTAGCGCCGCCGCACATTGGTCGCCGTGAGTCAGATCACCGAGGAGGCCTGATCGTGCAAGGCGACAAGTACCACAAGGGCGTGCCCAGCGACCGCCACATGAAGACCCGTGCGGGTGGCCGTGCCTTCCGCGACCCCGAGCTCGGCCGACTGGCGGCCATCGCCGCCGTACTCGGCGCAGTCATGCTCGCCGACGACCTCAGTGCCGACTCGGTGGCGCCCATCGGCATCGACCTGGTGCTCGGCCGGCGTGGGTCGTTCACTCGAGGCGGACCGGCGGCGCCGTCATCGACGACGATCGCACCGACCAACCTCATCACGGGTGTGACCACAGCCAACCCCGGCGTCGTGACTACGACCTCGGCCCACGGGTTGGCCACGGGGCAGCTCGTCGCCATCGGCGGCGTATCGGGTGCGACTCAGGCCAACGGCGTCTGGGTCGTCACGGTGCTGAGCCCGACCACCTTCTCGATCCCGGTGAACGTGACCGGGACCTTCTCGGGCTCGGGCGGCACGTTCGTGCCGGCGTTCGCCGGCGTCGAGGCGTCGGGTCACGGGACGTTGCGACTCGACCTCGCCATGAGCGCCCACTCGGGCACCGGGACGCCGACGCTGACCGCTTCGATCTGGACGTCCTACGACAACGGCGTCACCGACCCCTGGCGCCAGGTCGACTCGACCATGACCGGCGTGACGGCCAACGGCACGACCCGGCAAGTCTTCCGTGGGCTCGACCGCTGGGTCACCTTGGCAGCGGCAGTGACGGGCACCACGCCGTCGGTGACCTTCACGGCGAGCGGCGAGCTGGTCTGATCCCTGATGGGTCAGTTCGGCGCCTTCCAGATCAACCGGGAGTGCGGCATCGCGTACGGGGGCGACCCCCACGTCGAGCTCACCCTCGAGCCAGGCCGCTACGAGCCGCAGTCGTCAGCTGAGTTCGACGCGCTGATGCACCTCACCACGGTGCCGGTGGCGGACGTGGAGGGCGAGGGCGGCGAGGTGGTCCCCGGTGAGCCGTTCGCCGAGAAGCTCGAGGATGCCGAGGTCGCGCCGGAGGGCGCACACGACGACGTAGTGGCCACGGCACCGATGGCCGAGCCCGTTCTGTCCGAGCCGCCGGCGGCTCCTGTCGATCCCGCTGCGACCGGGGACAAATCCGAGGAGAACTGAGCCATGCCGTCACTGATCCAGCGCAGGCTCTCGAAGGCGGGGCTCTCGAAGCAAACGGCTAAGGGCTCGGCCGCGGCCGCGGCAACCTTCGCCTACGGCGTCGACGGTGGGTCGATCTTCAAGGTCAACCTCGAGGAGGCGGAGATCCCGCTGACATGGTCCAACAGAGACATCCTCGGTTTCGACCGCTCGGGGGCGAAGCCGGGCCAGTCGCTCGGAACAGTGGCGACGCCCAACCTGATCGGGCTGCTCCTGCTCGGCGTTCTTGGTTCGGACGTCACGAGCGCACCGACGTTGCCGTGGACGGTGACCATAACCAACGGCACGGTCGCCAACCCGATGGTGATCACCACCTCGGCGGCACACAACCTCGTGTCGGGCCAGTACGTCTACCTGACGGGTTTGAACGGCGGTGGCACGGGCGCCAACAACCTGTCGTGGCAGGTGACCGTCCTCTCCGCGACGACCTTCTCGATCCCCTTCAACAACAGTGGAGCGCTCGTTTCAGCGGGGACCGTCACCGTCACCACGCAGCACACCATCACACCGGCGGCGACGGTGCCCTACATGACCGCCTGGGGCAGCTTCGGCACGGCCGACTTTGCGAACTTGGTCGACTCGAAGGTGTCCTCGCTCGAGCTCTCCTGGGAACAGGCCGGCAAGGTCGGCGTCAAGCACGAGATCATGTCCATCACGCCGGCGTTCCTGGCGTCGCAGTACACCGAGACGAACCTGGAGCTCATTTCGGCGCTCGGCTACTACACGGCCGGCGGCGGTGGAGTCTCGATCGAGGGCAACGCCTTCAACCTGGCGGGCGGTTCCATCAAGTTCGACACGCACATCGTGCAGCCCGTCGTGGCCGCAACGGTGCTCCCGGCCGACGTGGTCGAGGGCAAGCTCGAGGTTTCCTATTCGCTCAAGCTCCTGCCGACCGACACGGGCCTGTTCCGCGAGGTCGTATTCGGAGCGAATACCGCCGGTGCGCTTTCGGGCGTGGTGGCGTTCCCACGGCTCGGCGACATCAAGGTCACGCTGCCCGGACCGTTCCAGGCGGGCGCCACCGTCGCGGGGGCGACGCCGTACTCACTCACCATCGAATCCACCAAGGCCAAGTTCGCCGTCGAGTTCCCCGAGAGCTCGCCGGAGGGTGGTCCTGCAGAGCTCACCATCGCCGGCGTCGCCACCCTGCCGGCCTCCGGTCCCTCGGTAACGGCGACGCTGATCAATGGGATCGGAGCGTACTGAGTGCCCGAGCGAAGCAACGATCTCATTTTCACGCTCACGGACGGTCGGGAGGTCGAGACCAGCTTCCTGTCTCCCTACACCGTGGCCGAGCAGATCGCATTCGAGGAGAAGTTCCGATGCAGCTTCATGGCTGTCGAGCAGGCCGTCGGTGAGATACGCCGCGCCGCGCAGGCGGCCGAGGGCCCCGACGCGGTGGTCGACCCGGCGCAGGCCTTCCGGGTGCACTGGATCTTGTGGTTCGGCTGGCGCCGAGCTCGTGGCCCGGGCGGCCTGCGGGCGAAGTTCAGCGAGTTCATCGACAGCCAACTCGAGGACTGGACCTTCGTGGTACCCGAGAAGCCACCGACTGGCGAGCTCGAGGATGGCTCGGACGAGAACATGGTCGACGCCAAGGTGCTCGACGCTCCTGGGCGCACGGGCGACCCGCTCATCGATCAGATGGACCACGAGGCGGCCGCTTCCGAGGACGGGAGCCTGGACCCTACCGGGGTACCTCAGCCGGCCTGATTGCCACGCTGTGGGTCAACTGGAATCTCGATCCGCTGGTGGTGCTCCGGCTGGCTCGAAGCGGCGAGGCCGGCTGGGACGACTTCGAGGAGGGCGACCTACCGCGTGGGTCGATTCTCGAGTCGGACATCCTCGACGCCGCCGTGGCCCTCGTCGAGCGTCATGCCAAGCGCCAGAAGGCCCAGAGGGACGAGCGGCACCGAGACGACCTCCTGCGTCGGCTGCGTGAGGGGCGGATCTGATGCCGATCCGAATCGAGGGTCTGAAGGAGCTCCGGGCCGAGCTCCGCAATGCTGCGCTGGCCTCGCCTCGTGAGGTGACGGTCGCGCTGGGCGAGGGGGCACAAGAGGTCGCCGCCCGCGCTCGCGAGCTTGCTCCCAAGAGGTCAGGTCAGATGGCTTCGACCGGGAAGGCTTTCAGTTCGCCCACGAGAGCCGGCGTGAGGTTCTCCCACCCGGGCGCGGGGGTGCAGGAGTTCGCTACTACCTACCATCGCCAACCTCCCGGTCACGGCGGCGTCGAGGCGCGCGCCTCCAGACGCCACATCCGCCGCGGCCACATGTCGTCGGGCGGCATGGTCGAGGTGCACATGGTCAACGTCGCGGCTGTGGGCCCCAGCGGCGGCCGGTTCGCCTATAAGGCGGTCGATGAACTCGGCCCGTTGCTGATCGAGAGCACGTTCGAGCGGATCACTGAGATCCTCAAATGCCACGGGTGGTTCGCCGGATGAACCGCCGCACCGTGTCGGGACGTCGCTGATGCCCAAGACCCTTACAGCCGCGTACATCTTGGATTCGACGGGGATCTCTTCGGGCGTGAGTAAGGCCGACGCGGAGCTCGGCCGGCTCGGCACGTCCACCTCGAAGCTGAGCGACGATTTCGACAAGAACACCTCGAGGATGGGGAACGGGTTCAAGTCTCTCGGCGCCGAGCTCGGGAATTTCGGCATCCCCTTCTCCAACTCCCTGACCAAGATGGGCCAGAACCTCGACGACGCCAAGTCCAGAGGGCAGGGCTTCAAGCAGGTCATGTCCGACATCGGCGGTGCTGCGCTCGGCGTCGGGGTCATCGGTGTGGCCGCCGTCGGCGCCGAGTCGATCAAGATGGCCGACGACTTCGACGTCGCGCAAGCCCAGGTCCAGGTCGCGGTCAAAAATAGCGGCGAGAGTTTCGCCAAGACGAAGCCCTCGATCGACGACGCCGAGAAATCGCTCGCGAACTTCGGCTTCAACTCCACCGATGCGGCGAGTTCGCTCAGCGTGCTCATCACCTCGACGGGGAGCACGAAGAAGGCCGAGCAGGATCTCTCCATTGCGGCCGACCTCGCCCGGGCGAAGCACATCGACCTGTCGACCGCGACGAGCATCTTGACCAAGACTCTCGCCGGCAGCACGCGGGGACTGACGACTCTCGGGCTGAACCTCGACATCGGCTCCGGCAAGTTGCACACGATCGCCAAGGACACCACCGCCTACCACGACGCCCAAGACGCGCTGCACCTGGTCGACGAGAAGGTGGCCGATGGGACCCTCAAGGGCGCTGCTGCCTATGCCGCGTTGCTTGCCGCTCATGACAAGGTCGACACCTCGTCGCAGAAGCTTCAGCTCGATCAGGGCACCATCTCGAAGATCCTCGACACGGTGCGCGACAAGACCGCCGGCGCCGCCGATGCCTTCGGCAACACCCTCGCCGGCCAAGAGGCCATTGCCAGTGCGAAGGCCCACGACCTCGGCACGTCCTTCGGCGAATTCTTGATCCCCAAGATCATCGACGCCGAGCACGCGGTGATGGACACCGTCTCCTGGTTCGAGAAGCACAAGACCGTCGCCGAGGCGCTGGCTATCACGATCGGCACAGTGCTCGCGGGGGCCATCGGTGTCTTCACCGTGAACATGGTCAGCGGGATGATCGGCAGCGTCCGAAGCGCCCTCACCTCACTCGGGCTGATGGCGGCCGAGACGGACACGACCCAAGTCAGCACCGACGCGCTCACCGCGGCGATGACCAGCCTCGAGGCCCAGTTAGCCGCACTTTCTGCACCTGAGCAGACCGCCGCCAGCGGTCAGGAGGCCCTCAACCTCGCCTGGGAGGCCGCCGAGGGGCTCGCCACCACGCTGGACGCGGACCTCACGACACTGGCCGCCGCTTACGAGCAGGCCGGGCTTGCGGCGCAGCAGGCTGGTGGCGAGTTCCAACTGGCCGGGACGGAATCGGCAACCGCCGGCGGGGAAATGGCGACGGCTGGTGCGGCGGCGGGTGAGGCGGGGATGGCCGGCGCTATGACCGCAGGCGAGGGCGCGGCCACCGGTTTGACCGGCGCCCTCGGTCCTCTCGCCCTCGGCGTCGGTGTGGTGGCACTCGGGACGATGGCGCTCAGTCACGTAATCACGGACCATTCAATCCCGGCATTTGTACAAGCGAGAACCGCGGCCGACGCCCTGTCGGAAAACTCCCTTCCGCAAATCACGGTCAAACTCGACGCGCTAAGGCAAGCGCAAGACAACGCCGCCCGAGGGATGCACGGCAATAGCGCCGAAGCTCAGTTGGCAAAAATCAACTACCAGTACCTGAGTTCGCAAATCGACACCCTGCGCGCCGAGCAGACGCAGATGACGAACAACCTGGGCATCCTCTCGGCGGCGTTTGGACTGAACCAGTCTCAGGCGCTGTCCGTCGCCACCGCCCTCGGAGTAAACCTCAAGAGCGCACTTGATCCAGCGCAGGTCAACGCGTTCGGCCAACAGGTGAGCCAGATGGGCCTGAATATGGACACCACCGGAACGAAGGCCGGAACCTTGAGTGCCAACACGGTCGCCGCGATGTCGCAGATGTACGGTGCAGTCCAACAGGCAACGAGCAGCTCAGAATGGCTTGGGATCGGGCAGTCGATGGCGATGGGCGTCGCCAACGGCATCAACGCTTATTCCGGGTTCTCTGTGAGCGCCATGGAAAACCTGATCAACACCACGGCGGGCGCAGCACACGGACTGATCCAGAACCCGCCCTACCCCTCAGCCCTGTTTCGCGAAGAAATCGGTAAGTCCATATCCGCCGGTGTGGCTTCGGGCATTCTCGACGGGACGCCGCTCGTCAAGTCGGCGATGGATTCCACCGTCAAGGCTGCCGCCGGCGTGGGCCTACCGAGTGCCGCCGCCCTGGCCGGTATGTCGGGGGCCTCGTCGACGGGTGGTGGTGCCGCGGCACCGTCGCAGCTCAACGTGTACGTGACAGTGCAGGGCCACGTGCTGACCGATCGCCAACTGACCGACTCGGTATGGGAGGGGCTGATCGAAAAGGGCGTCGTCAACGGTTCGGGCGGCCAACTCGTCCAGGCGGGATAGATGGCGACGTTCCCATTGCTGTCGGTGCGCGTGGCTTTCGCGTCGAACCCTTACGACGCCAGCTTGACCTTCACCGAGATCGGCCCGGCGTCGGGCGCGGGCCCGGGCGCCGCGGGCTGGGTGCGCAAGTTGACCACGAAGCGTGGGCGTGAGCGGCTTCTGAAAACACAGGCGCAGTTCCAAGCGGGCACGCTCGCCGCAGAGCTCGACAACCGCGACCGGCGTTTCGACCCGACCAATACGTCGGGCCCCTACTACCCGAACGTCCAACCCGAGAAGGTCATCCAGATCGGCGCCACCTACCCCGCGAGTGGTGGCACCTTCTACCCGATCTGGACGGGCTACGTGGACGATTGGCCCCAGAACTGGCCCGGCATGCAAGAGGCCAACGTCCCGCTCGCGGCGACGGATTTCTTCAAGGCCGCCGCTCTGGCCCGGCTGCTCTCGGCCGGATACCAAAAAGTCGTCCTCGCCGACTCCCCATCCGCCTACTGGCGCCTCGGTGACTCGGCCGGCTCAACGGTGGCCAAGGACAGCTCGGGCAACGGATGGACGGGCACGCCCAACAGCTCGGTGGCCTTCGGCCAGACCGGCGCCATGCCGGCGAACGTGGGCACCAGCGCCTCGTTCCCGCTCGCCTCGAGCGGGACGCCACCCGTGCCGTCAGGAACCATCGCATTCCCCGGCGGGATCCTGCCGGCAAACATGGGACCGAGCGCCACGGGCCTGAGCGTGGAGTTCTGGGTGAACGTGCCGACGACCGTCACCAACGCAGAGCTGGTGGGCATCAACACCAGCGCGTTCTACAACTTCTTTTTCCAAGTCGTGGCCAGCAAGCCGGTCTTCAGCTTGGGGCTCACGATCACAGGCCCGAACGCGATCAACGACGGCTTCTGGCACCACGTCGTGGCCACGATGCCGATCGGAGTCATCGGCACGGGGTTTCTCTACGTCGACGGCATCCAGGTCGCCTCCACCGCTGGCATGGGCGGAGGCGAAGGCGGGGTGTCGGGGCCCGGCTCCATCGGATTCGGCCCGCAGATCTCCACTCTGGACGCCGGCGTCGCGCTACAGGAGGTCGCGCTCTACGCAACCCAGCTGAGCGGCGCGCAGGTGCTGAACCACTTCAACCACGGCGGCTGGCCCTCGGAGTTCACCGGCCAGAGAGTCAACCGGATCTTGGACACGATCGGGTTCCCCTCGGGCCAACGCAGCGTCGACACCGGGCGCACGCTGTGCCAGAAGGACACCCAGGACGAGACCCAGACCAAGGTGCTCGACCAGATGCAAAAGCTCGAGCAGACCGAGCAGGGCCAATGCTTTGTCGCCGCCAATGGGAACCTGACCTTCCAAGATCGCTACCACCGCTACGAGTCGCCCAACGCGACGCCGATCGCCACCTTCGGCGATGGTGGTTCCTCTTTCCCGAGCGAGATCCCGTACACGATGGGCGGGGTCGTCCTCAACTTCGACCGCATGGAGCTCTTCAACGACATCCCGGTCACCCGACGCGGCGGCAACCTCCAGGAGGTGACGAACGAAGCCTCGGTTACCGAGTTCACCAACCGGACGCTGGTCGGCCTCTCGGACCTGCTTATGGCCACCGACGCCGACGCCCTCTACTGCGGCGAGTGGGTCCTGGCCGACACGGCCTTTCCTCAGTACCGAGTCGGTCAGCTGATCCTCGACCCGGTGGCGGCACCGGCGCTCTGGCCTTACGTGCTCGGCGCCGACATTGGCGCGGTCGTCACGGTGAACAAGCACAACATCCCCGGCGGCGGGCCCGCAGTCTCGCTCACCTGCCGGGTGGAGGGCATCGAGCACCAGATCGACGCGCCGCTCTCGTGGAAGACCACGTGGCACGTATCACTGGTCGGCACACTGCCCTGGTTCATCCTCAACGACCCGGTCGTCGGGTT